TAGATGCCTGGGCACACATCCATATTTAGATACAGATCCCCCACCAATAACAGCATTTTTAATTACACATAGCCATATGCAGAGCGTAACCATTCAAGAGAAACTTTGGGATATGTGCCCTAAAGATGCTATTCACCCTGATTGTGAATTTATCCCTGGGAAGGGGCTAAGAGGCATTCATCCAGTTTTACGCTTTATTAACGGATCTATAGTGCATATTAAAACAGCTAATCAGGGGCTAGGGCTGGCATCAGCTACAATATCATATGTTGGTATAGATGAGCCTGTAAATCAATTTATATGGGGTGAATTGGCAGCACGTGTATTAAGAGGGGGAAAAGGTGGAAGCACTGGTACAATTGGAATCACTATGACTCCAGTAGGGCAGGATGTAGCATATTTACAGAAATTAGTAGAAGCTGGTCAAGTATCTTGTCATAAAGCCCCTTTAACTGTAGAGGCTACGACTCCTAAATTTTGTGATCCAATTATCACACAGGCACAGGTAGATAGAATAGCCTCTACATATCTACCAATAGATAGAGAAGCTAGGTTAAATGGTGATTGGAATGTAGGGATCCCAGAGGGTAGAATATTTGATTGTTTCACTGATGATATGATAAGTTCTGAACCTGCACCAAATGGGAATTATCAATTTGCAATAGGTATTGATCACGGGTCTACACCTAATAGTCAAGTGGCTATAATTGCTGCTGTTGAAATGTCAGATCCACAAAATCCCTGGGTTTATGTGCTAGATGAATATGTATCTGGATCAGCACCTCCAGAAGCGCATGCACGTGCTATAATTGAGATGTGCAGAAGGAATCATATCCAGCCAGCCGCGTGTAGGTGGACTGGTGACAATATTCATTATGGCAAGGCTAACAATTCTGGTAAAATGTCTAATTCTTTATTAATGCGAGCATTCGAACAAGTTCTAAGGTTTCCTAGTGGTAATTTACCCTGGAGGATTAGAACAATTAGAAAACCTCGGTACAGTGTATATTTTGGGGCTGCTATGATTCATTCAGTGATGGCTAGAAAACAATTTTTTATTAGCCCAAAATGTGAAAGATTGATACTTAGTCTACAGCGGTGGACTATGAAAAGAAACCAGTCAGCAAGATCTAAGGATGAATGGGGACATTGTATTGATGCCCTTAGATATACAATTGTGCCTATTATAGATTACAAACCTGTATCACCAATGCAAAAGATTAGGATGTACTGACATGAATACACCAATAAAACCAGCAGCACCAACAGATCAAGATCAATCTAGATGGGATCACTCTTCACTAAGAAAAAGGCTTATTATGGGAGCCTGGGAAGAGGACTTAGAAAGAGAATTAACAAGGCACCTACCACAGGATAGAAGAGAAGCATGGGGGCCTGCTGATCTTAGCTCTAACCCATTTGAGCAGATCACTAGACAATTGGCAGTGCTATATCATGAAAATCCTAGTGTCACTAATGGCACTGAAGATATTAGTTCTTTAGTTGGTAGATCTGGATTAGTAACTTTAGCAGGTCTATGGCCTTTGATGTCTAGAGCCCAGCAAATGACATTAGGCATGAGGGAAGCAATTATTAGAATTGATGTAATTCCTCAAGATGAGCAAATAGCACTAACCTCATCAGGGTTACAATATAGATTAGTAACATCTGACATGGTTTATCTAGAGGCGCACCCTGATCAGCCTGATATCCCTATATATTATGTAGAGTATAGATTAAGGCTATATAATGATGAGCCTACATGGATTGCTGATTGTTTGGATATTCGTGATCCAGCAAACCCTACTTTTAGAATGCATAAAATAGATCAAGGGGGTAATCTTGGTATAGATGTATCTGATGAATTTATGGGTAAAGCCCTAATTGGTGAATCATATCCCTACAGAGATCTACAAGGTAGGCCATTTCTACCAATTGTATTATATCATGCGGAGAAAACTGGTCATTTATGGGATAGCTATTCAGGATCCCAAATGGTTTATGGATCACTAACATCAGCTACTCTATATACAATGTGGGTGCATCTAGTTAGGGACTCCTGTTGGGCTCAGAAATATGTAGCAGGTCTATCTGTTGCTGGGCTAAATCAGATGGACCAAGATCAAATAGCTAGAAGATCTTCAATAGCTACAGATCCATCTAGTATATTAGTATTTGCTCAAGATCCAGATGCACAGGGGCAACCTATGGTAGGTACTTTTGCAGTACCTGTAGAGCCAGCTAATCTATTGGAGAGCATAGCAAAATATGAAACTAGGGTAGCACTAGCAGCAGGATTATCTCCTAGTGATATTAGTAGACAATCAGGAGATCCTAGATCAGGGTTTGCGTTAGCAGTTAGTAAAGCAGGCCAGAGAGAAGCCCAAAAGAAATATGCCCCAATAATGCGCATGGGAGATGAGGAATTATTATCTAAATCTGCTATGCTAGCCAATAGATATCTAGGAACATCTCTTCCAGAAGCTGGATATCGTGTCAGTTATCATAGTATGCCTCTAGCCCCTGAAGAGATAAGGGCACAGAGAGAAGATATAATTGGTAAAATGAATGCTGGTCTTATGTCACCAGTGCAGGCTATCATGCTTATGTATGATGATATGGATGAAATAGAGGCAAAGCAATTATTAAATCAAATTAGAAAAGAGCGGTTAGAGTACCAATGATAAAAGAAATGGGGAAATGTGAATCATGCTGGGGAGAAGTTGATCCAGAAAAAGATATAGTTGAATGGCTAGCATTATCTAATGATGTGTGCCTATCAAATAGTATTAGAATAGCTCATAAGGATTGCTGTTTTTACAATACTGAATTTGAATACATAACTGAAAATAATCTTTTTGATAGGTGGCTACCCCTAAATGATATACAGGGTTTTATTGATTTAGCCCTGGATATGGATTGGGATAATGTTTATGATGCAGAAATGAAATTGTTAGAAATAATGGAGGAATATAAAAATGGATAAAAAAGTGATTGAGGGGGTGACTTATGTACCACAGGCAGAAATGGAAGCAGCATTTAAAGAAAGGATAAAAAAATTATCTGCTGATAGGGTAGCTGCTGAAGATAGAGCAAAACAATTACAAAGTGAATTAGATAATCTATCTGGTAAATTAGGTACAATTGATACTATGGCTGGGCAACTTGAAGAATATAAAACAAAATTAACAGAGGCAGAAACTCGATATAGTAGGCACACTGCAATGGCTGATCAAGGCTGGACAGATCCAGATCTTAGAGATGCTGTAGAGTGGTCTTACAATAAGGCAATGAAAAATAAATCTAAAAAAGATCAAATGTCATTATCTGATTGGCTTCTAGAAATTAAAAACAATCCAGATACAGCCCCTTCAATTTTGAGGCCACATTTAAATTCTGAAGCTGTACCACAACAAATTGAATCTGTAGAAGCTGAAGCACCTGCACTAATTCCACCAAAAACAAACACAGGTATTAAGCCTACTCCGATACAATCTACTGATTTAGTAGAAAAAGGAGCAACAGATTTAGAATTCTATAGAGCTAATAGAGATGCGATTAGAAAAGCATATTTAGGTCGCTAGGGGGAATAATGGAGGATCTATCAAAAGTTGGAACCTTTCCACATTTCCACACTTTTACAGCATCAAGCAACACTACTAAAATATCTATTCCAAGAACCTGTAGAAAAGTATCAATAGGATCTAGAGATAAAGAACTTTATATTTGTAGGAATGGGGCTACTGATGGGGGATCCTTGCCTGCTGGTTACTCTTTTATTCCTAAAGATAATATGCTCCCAGTTAATATGGGTAGAGGCTCTAATATTGATTATAATTTATATATTGCATCTAGCTCAGGATCTGCAGTAGTGCACGTTATATTGATGGAAGAATGATATGTTTACTTTTGGTGGTAGCTCCGGACCTCAAGAGCACAATTTTACAAATACAAATCAAGTAGTGATTAATCACAATTTAGGATACAAGCCTCTTGTCTATGTGGTGACAAATGAAGGGGAATTATCATTTTGTCAGGTTGATTATAATAGTGATAATCAGGTTACTCTAACTTTCCAAAATTCACTTACAGGAGTGGCATATATCCGATAGTATATATTTGACTTTAACCAAAATATACTCGGAGTATTTATCATGAAATTCATGAATCCTGAAGTGGTGTTTGATGGCATTATACAAATTGATGGCTCAATCACTGCAGATAACCATGCTGTTACCAAATCATTCTTAAATGCTAATTCTATCTGTGATATACATGCAGATAGCTCTAATTATGCAGAGATTGTAACTGTTTCCGGACAGAAGCAAATTAAACTAAAACCACTTACTATTGTAGATGTTAGTGTAGATACTTCAGCAGCTAATCAAGCTGCTTGGTTAAGTGCTAATTATTCTGCTGGTACTGAATTTCAAGAGGGTGATGTTATCATTCTAACCGGTACTGGATCAGTAAGACCAGAGAGTTATATCCATAATGGTGGATCTGCTGGTACTGCTGCAGACTGGACTAAAATTGAAGGGGCTGATGTACAAGCATCTGAGGTAAGAGGATTCCTTTCTGGCTCTAGTGGTATTGATTATAATAGTTCTACAGGTGCTATTACTGCAGATCAAGCTGAAATCAGAGCATTCTTTAGTGCTGGTACTGGTCTTACATACAATGCAGGAGCATATAGCCTAAATGCTACTACTGATAATGTATCTGAAGGGTCTAATCTATACTATACTGATGCACGTGCACGATCAGCAATTAGCGTAACTGATAGTTCAGAATTGGATCTTAGTTATAATAGTGGTACAGGTGCTTTATCTGGTGCCCTGAAAGATGGATCTGTAGGTAATGATAGATTAGCTAATAGCGCTATTACAATTGCAGGGGCTTCTACTGCTCTTGGTGGATCTATTACTGCTGCTGCTATTCTTGGAGCAAGTGATTCAGATGCTCTTCCAGAAGGATCTAGCAAATTATTCTTTACTGATGCTAGAGCCCAAGCCGCAATATCTGTTACTGATAGCTCAGAATTTGATCTAAGTTATTCTAGTGGCGCTATTTCAGGAGCATTGAAAAATGGTTCTGTTGCTAATGCTAGACTTGCTAATTCTGCTATAACAATTGCTGGTGCTTCTACTTCTTTGGGTGGATCTATTACTGCTGCAGCGATATTAGGTGCTGGAACTACTGCTAATCTTCCTGAGAATGATGCTAATAAATATTTCACAGATGCTAGAGCCAGAAGTGCTTTATCAGAGGCTAGTGGATCTCTTTGCTTTTATGATCCTTCAAGTGGTGAAATTGACATGCCAGTTAGTAACATTAGAAAGGACTTTGCTAGTCAAAGTCTAACTGGTGGAAGCTGGGCAACACTTAATCATGCTCTTGGTAAAAAACTTGTTCACGTTTCAGCAATGGATAGCTCTGGTAATCTTGTTCAATTGGAAGTTCAATATCAAGATACTAATAATGTCAAAGTTAAAGCCAACAGCAATTTAACATGCGATGTAGCTGTATCACTTTAATCTAACCCCATAGCTGAATCCTCCTTCAGCTTGAAAGGCCCTAGTAACCCCATTCTAGGGCCTTTCTTTATTGTGACTTTTTTCACATCATCAGCAATTATAATAGTATATATGCTCAGGCATACAAATAGAATATTGGGGCACGGTCGCACCGGAAACAGCAGAACACCCTATTAATCACAATAACAATTATTATATATGGTGCAATAATGGCAATTACGAATCATGGTCTAAAGACCGATTTAAGAATGAATAACATGATCAGCCAAGAGATTAGACTCTTGTTAGCTGATTCTACCTCTTTAAGAAATACTGTTTGGATGGATTTTGTAGGATCTATCAATGGAATGGGATCAGATACAATTAAAGTTAGAAAAGCTGGATTAGATGGATATGATGCTGATCAGTGGTCTACTTTTTCAGGATCTCCTGAACCAAATGCAGTTACAGAAACTACTCTAACTGATGGCTCTGCTGATGTTGTTGTAAAACGTAGGGCTTTAATGTATAAAATTAGTGATCTAGCTACAATGACAGGATTCGGCGCAGATTTGGATCCATTCCGAATTGCTGAATCTATTGCTAAATCATATGATGGTATGGTAGCTGATTTAACTGCTGATGCTTTTGCTGGTTTTACTGATATTGAGGCAACTTCTACAGGTGCTGTATTAAGTGTCGATGCTTTCATAAATGCTTATCAAAAACTACAAAATAAATCTGGTAAATCGGTCCCTGGTCCTTATGTGGCTGTTTTACACCCTAAAGCATTTGGCGAATTACAAGATGGTATTCGGGCAGAGACTGGTATCCTTCCATTTGTGCCTGCCTCATATGAAGCAATATCTGCTAAAGGTGCAGCCTATAAAGGATCATTTCTTGGAGTAGATATTTTTACTTCTAGCTATGTTACTAATAATTCTACTGATCATCTTCAAGGTGTTTGGGCTCCTGGTGCTGTTGGCTTTGCTACTGGTGCTCCTAATATACCTGGTAGTAATTTAGTTATGCCAATGGATCAAGTTACTATCGAAATGGCTAGATCTGCTGAGAATGCCCTTACAAATGTAGTAGGTCATACTTATTTTGGTGTCTCGATATTAAGCCAAGATCATGGTGTATTGCTTAAAAGTGGTGTATAATATATATATTGCATAGGGGGTAATAATACCCCCTATGCTTTTGTATAGGAGGTATATACATTATGAATTTAGAAAGTTTAAGCCAGCCCTGGAGTATGGCTAGTCCACAGAATACTAGACTACCAATTAGCCCAGATCATCCTTTTTATTATAAGCATTTCCCAGCAAATTGGGATTTTAAATACATTAAAGTAGAAGCTGGGAAAAAAACAAAAGAGATCCCGTGCTTTCTTCCATCGATTGATATGGAAAGAGTAGTTCCGGGTGTTAATGGGGTGCATCAAATACAAGGGGAATTAGGAGATCCTAGCAGCAGATTAGGAAAACTACAGCAGCAAGGAAACATAATATTAGATCCTCAAAAATTTGATTATATAAAAGTTTATCCTGCGAAATATGGAGGGAAAAAACACTCACCAAAATGGGAGACATTTAGAATATTAGCAGGGCAAGTTATACAAAGTTTCGATCAAGTAGCATTCGATAAATGGAAAATACAATTAATGATAGATAATGTAATACAATTACCACATGATCATTTTATGGAATTGCTAATTTTAAGAGCTAAAAAGCATCCTGATAGGCACATTAGCCAGCAGCATCTACCAGAAATTGCGAGTAAATTAGAAAAAATGTATAAAAAAATAGAGGATATGGAAACAGCTAGGCAGGGGGTAATTAAAAATGGGATTGAATATTACACAGGATTGATCTAATGGCTAGTAGCGGCGTACCATATGCACCCCAAATAAAGACAATAGAATTGTTAGAAAGGGGTAGAACACAAACCACAGAATTACCAATTTATAGAGATGGTGCATTAGCTACAATAGCAGCAGTTAAATATACACTCTATAAGCCTGATCAATCTAAATTGGTTGATGCTGCTGTAGGTACCTATGCAGGTAATATACCCCAATATGTGCACGGAGATGGATCACTATTAACAAGCCTAAATCTTGGAGAGGGTTATCTTCAAGAATGGGAAATAACAATAGGATCGAATAGTTATTTCTTCAGAAGAATGGCAGCAGTAGTAAGAAGAAGATTATACCCTGTAGTATCTGATATAGATCTATTCAGCACATACAAACAATTATCTACTCTAATGCCTTCTTCAATAACGAGCTATCAAGATTATATAGATGAAGCTTGGTATACAATGATAATGAAAATTAGGCAAGAAGGTGGAGGGCTAGAATATTTAGTGATGGATTCAGAAAGTCTAAGATCAGCACATCTAAATTTATCTCTGTATTATATATTTAGAGATTTTCATAGCTCATTAGGCCAGTCTAATGGCAGATATTTAGATCTTGCTACTGAACACCATCAACAATATAAATCAGATTGGAAGCAGATCAATTGGAGATATGATAGCGGTCATGATGGGTTTGCTGATGATCCAGATGCTAGAGTATCTAAGCAACCTGTAATCTATCTTAATAAGCCTGGCAATTATAGAGGCAGGAGATATTAATGTTATCTTTTGCTAATGTCAGATCAGGAATAGCAGCTAAAGTAGATGCTCTAACAGGTTTTAAGGAGACTATACAAACTCCTGATTATTTTGCTAGAACACAGGATAGCATAGCACATAAGGCTTTTTCTGTTGGTATGGTGTCAGCTACTGGAGTAGATGAAAGGCAGAGAAGAGCAGTAGGGGTATATGTAAATTCACAAATCAGAATTACATTTGCTTATAGATTAAGGCCCCTAGATATCTACCCTACAGATTATGATTTAGCCCTTGATTCAGAGCAATTAGTTATTAATGCAGCCCTAGAAGCCTATGCAACAAA